TCGAGGCTGAGCAGACTGACGTGGTGACTTTGGTGTTGGGTTGCGTGCAGGTTCATATTGGGGGTCGGTGGTGTCCGTCGGCTCGCAAAAAAACGCCCACCTTTACTCAAATTACATCTACGACAAGATGCAACTAAATTGTCATCACTATCATTACCACCAAGCCTTCTAGGTATTACATGATCAACTGTTGTAGCTTCTTGATTGCAGTATTGGCAAATGAATTGATCACGCCTTAATATACGATTGCGGATCTGTCGCCACCGATGGGTTGAACCAGTAGATCGTAAGGCTGACTTACTCATCAATAATATCCTTTACGATTATGAAAAGCGAGTGCCTTGCAAGCTGTATCATGCCTATGCTTAATATAGCGTAAGCCTATGTCTATTTGCTTAAATCCATTGCGCTCTTTCATACCTAAAATCTGTGGTATTCCATAAGCTGTAGATTTAGGATTATCAGCTGTTGGCGACCATCTGCTCTCTTTATGCCATAACTCCTCAATACAATAAAACTCATCAACATCATTTAATTGAATAAATGCATATTGCTTGTAATGTTGTGTTTTGTAATGAGCTGCTAGAGATTGATCTATTCCAAAGCAAAAGGTTTGTGTTACAAACAAAGCGATCCCGAATAGCATGCACCTCGCGAGCGATGCCTTCGGGCTCGCGTTTTTGCCTTTGAGGCAAATGCGACTAGAGCATACCGCCTCTGTCAAATCAGGATAACAAAAACGCAGGTCAGACGGCGTGTCGGTGGTATTGGCAACCATAGTCATATTCATCCTCCATCCAAGTTTCATCATAACCAGCATCCATTACTTACTCCTCACTAAAGCACAAGTATGACATTCCTGATCTACAAATTGCCATGATCCACATTGTTTGCAGCGTATTACGGGCTCTTGTGTGTCGGTAGCTTCTGCTAAATTCTTTGTTCCGACAGCACAGCATTTCAGGCATTGAAATACACGAAAGCCGGCAGCAGTTTTATATTGGTCAAGCCAAATAAAATCAGTATTGGCTGAGCAAAAGTTACATCTAAACTTCACGATTATGGTAATATCCTTATTGCCTACAATGGCAAATCGCACATACCAAATACTGACCATCATGTAATAATCTGTCGTCATTACAGCTTACGCATCGATCAATAGTTGGCTCGATCGTTACCTTGTCGTTTTCCAGTCGGGCAAGGTAATGACTGCCATCTACAATTTCAACATATCCCATTTATTCCTCCTCTCTAAAAAACCAACTGCCATTGGCAGCTGTGACTGCCCATTTAGCATCACATTGCTCACCTTTTGGTGCGCTGCAAACATAGCCATAATACTGCTTACCAGTTTTGGCAGTTCCTTCTTTTAATATCATCAAGCCATGTAAGCATTCTTGTTGTTTAGGTTTGGTTTGTAAGGCTTCGGCAACATCACCGATAGACCAAGTTGTCGGTTCGCTTGTTGGCTTACCATCATCAGCAAATGACTTTCGGAGTGCCATTTCAATAACTTGCGAATTGCCACTTTTGCCATAAATGTTTTTAATTGGTGCATCATCAACCTTTCTCATGTCGTCTTTAGTTGCTGTTTTGTTTGAGCCTTTGAGCAAAATTATTGCTCTACCGAGCGAACTGCTGGCGGTATCTTCGACATACCATTTTTTCATGTTTGGCATAAATGTTTCTCTTGATCCAAAAGCAATGTTTGAAGCTGCCGGTGCGCCGTCTTTGCTATCACGCCACAGAGTTGCTTGCACCAAAACATAGCCATTTACCGGATCATGACTAATGACTGATATATCAGACCTGCCCATTGGGTAATTGGCAATAAACCACTTGTTAAGTGTTGCCACATCCTCATAATCGTCAAGATTGAACGCCATCATTTACTCCAAACTCTTTGTCGTAGTTGTCATACAGCTCTTGGTAGATGACTGCGTAACCAATAATGTCTTTAACACTATCTTTGTGATTTGGAGTTTCTGATAATCGGCTGACTTTAACGAGCAGTTGCATAAGGCTGACCTGCATTGGCGATATGTAACTTCCATAATAAGCTGACCACAACTCGCTGATCCGTTCGTGATTGCTTTGACTGCTTCCGTAAACAGATCCTCTGGTAGACAAGATTGCTGCGCATTCATCCAACAGCTCAGTTCTGCTTGTCATAGTCAAACACCGATTCAGATTTTAACTTACGGATTTTTTCGTAGTGTTCATTGGCTGCTCGCCATCCAGCTGATCTACCAGACCAATAGCCACGATCAAATGATTGCTCCATAATCTTGACGACAGCTGCCCAGCCTATAAATATGCCCAAAATGCAATACAGGAATATCCACATTGTTGATGTTTCTATCATTTGGTTGCCCACTCTCTTAATTGATTAGGCAATGCAACAGGAAATCTGTCATCAACTACTGTATAGGTTGCACCTGACGGATGAATTGATGGTGCAGCTGCAACATAGCCTCGCCATTTAATGTCAATGCCTGTTTCTAATTTGCCGGCAAATACATCTGATTGGTTTGCCTGATAATACAGATGAAAGCCATCACCAGTTTTGACTGTGTAGGTTGGCTCAAATCGTCCATCAATGTTGCCACCATTGCGGAAATCAATGTCAAACACAACCATGCCTGATTGATAACAGGCAATGCCAATGTTTATGTCTTGATTGTAGTCAAACCAAAAATTGATTAGTTTGCTGTCAGTTGTAGCTGATAGATAAGCTCTTTCAACAAGGTCGAAGTGCGGATCTTTTTTGCGTGGCAAAAGTGGCAAAACAGCCCACCCACGCTCTGCATATTCTAAAGCAGCTTGTCGGCTGCCCATTGTTTTTAACTTCATGTCGCTCCCAACATATCCACAGTCGGTCTGTGGTATGCATAAAGTATGACCTAAATCAAGGACATTGGAAGGATATTTGGGGTCTTTTGTATAACAAATTAATAACGATTTAGCGGTGTAATTTGCCTTCAAATATAAAACTGCCATCGGAATTGATTGGAATAGTATTTACCTGCACTCTACGATCCTGAACATAAGCCACAGCAAACCCAGTTTGCCAATTTGCATAACCTCTTGTGTATGCCATGCCTGAACTACTCAAATCTACTAAATTGCCAACCTCAACGCCCCACACAGTCCTGCCTAATTGACCTCTGGAAGCTTCTGTGAAGGCTGATTGACCCAATCTATGTGTGTGACCACAGACAACGCTTTTTCCTAGCCTCCTAGCCCCATTTAAGGCTGTTTGACCCGGCACTTGGCTGAGCGGAAAAGCATCACCATGAACGGCAGTCCAACCATGCGCCCAGTCCAAGCCATACGGATGGAATTTGATGCCCAGTTTGTCATAACCTAAAAATTTCTCGTATTGCATTTCAGGCAAATTTAAGAAGCTGGGCAATCGTTTCTTAATTGATCGGTAAAGCCTGATGCCATGATTGCTGCCCAGCACATCAGTAACACCAAGATAGGTTAATACTTGCTGTGTTTGTAATCTGTCCTCATGAATATTGCCAACCATCTCATCAATACTTCCAGCATTAAAACCACCAAGCTGTGGAAGATCTATTTCATCACCAATGCAGATAGTTTGATGAGGTTTCCACTTGCCTAAAAATTTACCTACTGACTTAACCGCTGCCTCATTAAAAAAAGGCACTTGCAAGTCACTGATGAAAGCGACCCGTTTAGTCGTCATCCTGATCCGAATCAATGCGTGGAATTATCGCATCGGGTTGTGTATTGGCAATCCAGTCAGGTAATGCGTTTGGTTCTTGCATTATCCAAAATGCCATCTCATTACTAAATCCTGCTCGTTTTGCAGCTGTAAACGCTTCATGCAAAGTAATAAAATGCGTGTCCATTTTGGTTAGCTCACGAGTTTGGCGAACTACGCGACGATTGATCTTTTTGCGTTTGATAGGTTTTCGTGTGTTCGCCATAAATAAATTATCGCTTACTGATTAAGACAAACAGATCATCAACACGCGCTTCTAATCTGTTTAATTGATCCTTCATGCTTGAGCCACCATTAGGCTTTAATTCTTGCAAGTAGGATTTAATAACCCAGCGTAGAGCCACTAATAAACTTGTTGCAATGGCGCATACGCCAACGGCTATACCAACCCATTCGTTCGGTGTCATTTCGCATTAACGCCATAATCATGCTCAGCACCGGATGTTGGATCAATTGCCTTAGCCAATGGTGCAATCAATGAGCCAAGCAATACTGCATACTCTGGTCTAATATCAGCTGCAATTGCTAAAAGCACAGTTATGCCTGATGCTGCCACAGCTCTTAAATATGACTTGATTGCTGCCTTGTGTTTGTTGGTCAGTTTCATTACTTGCCTCCTAGTAGTGGGATGTCAAAAAACTCTGAATTATTATCTTGATCTTTTTTGAAGCTGATATGGATGTGATGATTGTGTTTGTTGATGCCTTTGTATTTACGCCATTTCCAACCAAGCAAAGGTGAGGCTATTTTCTCCTCAAAGATTACATAAGCGATACGCCCATGATTTTTCCCATACAGTCGAATCTGATCTGCCAAATACGCTGGAATCCTTTTATCGTCAGATAACCCAGCAGTAATGTCGATTGCTCTAACACAACCTGTTTTTTCATCTGGGTTGTGGTCTGACTTTGGTGCTCTGGATAAATGTGCCACAGAAGCAGCCCATCCATCACTTTTACGATTCCTGTCTGGGAAGCAATCATCAGTTTGCTCTCTTAACTGAACAGCAGCTTTAGATAACCAAACCTTCATTAGCCAAGTATCGTTTTAAGTTCATCAGCAGTTAAGCCAATGCGATCAAGGATTGCTTGCTTTTCGGCAGCCTTTGTTTCGGCTTCGGCTTTGCGCTGTGCTTGTAATTGTGCTGCCTCTTGCCTCATTTGTAAAACTTCTTCAATTTCTTCTTGAGTAAGTTCTACTGCAACACCATCTTCAGTTCTAAACATTTTCTCGGTCATTTTAAGCATCCGCCAATCCATAGACTCTATAAAATCCAGTAATAGTTCCTGTATTTGGTATTAAAGAAAAACCATCAAAACTTGTTGTTACAGGTTTGCCAAAACCAACTAACTGCTGATTGTTATTAGTTGAATCAAAATTTGTTGAAGTAGCAAAACCAGTTGTATTTTCAGTAGCAAAAGGATTAAACATTTCAATTCTAAAATTATTGCCAGTGCTTGAAGCATAAGTGCTGATTACCTCTGTCCAACTGCTTTGATTTATACTACTTCCACCAGTTAAATTACCTGTAAAATTAGAAACATTACCTCTATCATAATCTGCGGTTGTATTATCTGTTCCTGATGATCTCATTCTTATGTTTACATTAACTTGGGTTGAACACGATGTAATTGAGCCAAGAATGAGGTAATTTTTATAGGTTGCTGAAAAACAATTATTTACATTTACTGCTGATGAGGTAGTAAAAGTTGCGCCAGTGATAAATGATATTCCAGCACCACCAGCAGGAGTAAACCATTCTGGAGCAGTTGCACCTGCGTTAACGCGCAATTGTTGGTTTGCAGTTCCTAAAGCCAGTCTGGTATTAACATTGGCAGTTGATGAGCGATAAGCAATATCGCCAAGAGTTGTTTCAGGATTTAAGTTTTTGGTTGTTGTATCAATAGATGAACCGAGCGTGCGAATAGCAGCTGCGCCATCTTTAACCAAAGCGGTGTCGTCTGGTGTTGTCCATCCATAATTAGTAGTGGTTGCCATTTTGTCCTATTCTCAGGATACGATTGTAGCGTATTCCCATGTCAAAGTTGTGCTTAAAGTGTTCCATGCCTCTGTAATTGGCACAGTATTCCAACGCATCGCCACTTGGCTATAAGCCACAGGAGACAAGTTAATTGTCAGGAATAATTCGTTGAACCTGGTACTCCATGACCAGCCCTCAACATATCCTTCAAACTCACCACTTGAGATTTGAGTAGGTAGGTTTTGGATGTTTAGAGGTTGCCCCATAAATACGCCTAACAGATTATCCCGATCGCTATTATCAATCGCTGGATTTGTTATTGGAAAGGTAATGCTTTGGAATGCTGGTTGTGGAAAGGCTCGTTGTGCAATATATCGATCTGCCACAGCTTGAGCATCTACAGCTGAATGGAGGACTGATTGAATGCTTTCGGCTTTGTAGCCATAAGTTGCAATTGAGGTCGCTGAGGTTGCTGTTTCCTGAGATCCAAAGTTATTGCCATAATTGATATACACATCATTTCGAATATCACCTGATCGAGTAATTGTGCTAATTCCTTGACCTAGTGCATGTCTAGCATCAAGATCAACATACCCATTGGCTAAGAGATAAGTTTGTCTGTGGTCTGCATCGGCATAACCGATATTTCCAGAATTATCCTCATATAAATATCCGAATGCTGAATTGGCTATTAATTGAGCAATGTTAAAAATGGTATCTACATCGGCTGCCCTGTTTTCCATAGTGTAAAGACCAGGTTGATCAATTTCACCAAGTCCTAAATTTTGAGCATTAGCCCATGTTTCAGTTGCTGAGTAAGTTGCCCATGTTGAAGCTGCTGGAACATCATTCCAAGAGCCAAGCAATACGCTAGACAATAAATCATAGATTTGATTGCCATCTTCATCTTGAGCAATTGTTCCTGAATACAATTCTTTTGCTAACTTAACAAGTGATCCCATTGCGAGAACCGTGTATTGAACAACAGTTGCAATTGAGCCAGTTGCCCCAACACTCACAGTTATATCTGTAATATCCCCACCAAAGATATTCACATAAGTTCCTGCGCTGTTCTTAACTTGCAAAGCAAAACTGTCGTTAATAGCGAATGGCAAGGTTTGACCAGATAGTGCAACAAAACTAACTTGAATATAAGAAGGGTTAGGTTGCTGGTAAATATCTGTTCGACCAGCCTGATGTTGAATATCACTTATTGCAATGTTTGTGTATTCAGTTCCTGCAACTGTGAGTTTCCAAACTGGTGACCAAGCAGTCATTATCTACCTACTGTTGTTCCGACTAACAATCCCTGTGATCTTGCTGCGCTTTGATTAAGCACATTTGCCACAGCTCTTGCAGCACCTTCGCCATCAATAGCATTAACAGTTATGTTTGTAACTCCACCACCTGTTGTGTAACCGCCATTTGGTCTGCTTGGAACTGATGGCACTCTAGCTGATGGTGCTGGATTAGGTATTGCACCTATGTTCACTCCGGGAATTATATTAACGATTCGGATCAATTCATTAGCAAGCGAAACAACCAAACCAATTGCTTCTCTTAAGAATGTAATAAATCCTGAAACAATTCCTGCAACTGTTGCAATGGCTTTTCCAAAACTCTCAGCACCTCTTTGAGTTTCTGTCAATGCTGCACTTAAACCTTCATCACCTGTTAATCCTGCAATAAATCCATTAAGTGCTGGAATACCAACATCATTTAAGAATGTAATGAATTTTTCAACCTGTGGCAATAATGCTGTTCCTAGACTTTCTTTAGCTTCATCAAATCCAACTTTTAAGCGATCAATCTTGCCTTGAAAGGTTTCTGCGTTTGTAGCTGCTGCGCCACCATAAAGATCAGATAATTTGGTTTGGATCTCTGTGAAAGATAATGTTGAAAGTTCGGCTTTAGATAATCCAAGTCCTAATCTGCCAAGTGATGCAGTATTGCCATCCTGAGCACGACCCAACGCATTCGCGACCTGCTCTAAATCTAATCCTCTACCTTTTGAAATATCTAAAGCAAGGCTTAATAATCTTTGTGCTTCCTCAGTATCTTTTGTGCTGACTGCCAATCTCTGCATGGCTGGTCTAAGTTGATCATCAGCAACGCCTGTGGCTAGTGATGTTTGTAGGATAAAATCCTCTGTTGCCTTTATTTGACCCTCAGTTGCCCCTGTAGCACTCTTTAATGCTTGGGCTAACCTAAGTTGTGCAGCCTCATCCTCTATTGCAGCCTTGACCCCATCAACGGCTAATTTAGTGCCATAAGCAACGGCAGCAGCAGCAGCAACGGCAAATGCAGCAGCAGCCTTCTTTCCAAATGCTGAAATCTTTTCGCTATTAGTTTCAACGGCATTATCAGCTTGATTTAATTTATTCTTAAGATCATCAATATCCGCAAGGATCTTAAGCGATAGGGTTCTGGTATCTCTTGCCACTTATGCCCACTTATCCAAAATTCGGTTGTATGCAGCTTCCCACTTGTTAATCAATTCAGGCTGAATTCTGCGAAGGGTTGGATAAATGAACCATCCGCGAGATCCACGACCTTGCCTTCCTGAATAACTAGGGAACTGTTTGAATTTATTCGAACCAAACTCAACGCCACCCCACAGGCTCTGTGTAGTAGCACCACCTGAAAATTTCTGTCTTGCAAATCCATATTTGAATTCACCGATTTTGCTGGACTTTGAAATGCTAACGCCATCCGCAACTCTTTGCGCAACTTTGCCTGATTTTGTTCGACCTCTAGCCGCTGTTTTAATTTCCTCAGCTGCGTATGTCGCCAGAGCAGCAGATTGAACTCTTGCTTCCTCAGTCGCTTGATCATCCATAACTTTGAAAGCCTTGAGAATATCGCGTATGTCATTGCGACTGTAAGCAATGGTTTCACTTGCCATACCTCGCCTCCAATACTTCGATAGCTGTTAAAATGTCCTCTGCTTCAACCCATTCACTCATTGGTATTTTTGTGGCTATTGCCAACTCAACCAATAATCTACTTAGGCTTCCTGCTGGGTGACTTTTGGGTCTGCATCACCGACTATTACATCGGAAATGGTTTCCATCCAAGCCTCAAAGGGTTTAACTGGTTTTCCAGCAGCTTCGCGCTTATGAGCGTTATATGCTAAAAACATCAGATCCCACATTCCAAGTTTTTCTTTTGCTTGACTTATGGTATGACCAGTTGATTTTTCCCACTTAGCCCACTCAGGCGGTTGGGCAATATATGTTGCTTGTTCGCCTGAGTTATATTCAATTGTGATTGGTAACTTCATTGTTTGCTCCCGTTTATTTTTTAACTAAAGGTTTCGGTTACTGCGCCCTTAGATACTGTGAATGTGAATGATACTGTCTGAGCATCAACACCTGAACCACCAGCAGTTGGAAACTCTGGTTTTACTGGGAACACAAATTGCGCTCCTGATGCAGCTGTAAGTGTCATACTGATATCTGTATCTGGTGCTGTTTCAGCAGCAGCCCATAGAGCCTCACAAACTGAGTTTGCTTTGCCCCAGTCAGCCAACATATCCAATTGGAATGTTCCTGAAATGTTTGTTGTCTTGTAAGCCTCGCCATCCATTGTCTGATAGACCTGACGCTCATTAACTTTTGTTAGAACTGCATTTGTCGCCTGTGCTTGAATATCTGTTCCACCTGTGAAAGATAAACCAACATCACGACCGGTAATTACGACTGTTGCCATGATTTCTCCTTATATTGTTTGTGTGTAGTAGGTAGACACTCTAACATCTGCGATTAGCAGCGTGCTTGCACCAACTTGGGTAACTGTCGGTCTTTCAACCGAGCTGACAATATATCCAACTGGAATTACTGCCAGAACACTTATCACTAGCTGCTCGATATTGTCGAGGGATGCAGGATTGCTGTTATATGCAACTGCAACTGAAATTGTAAAGTTAATCTTTGCTCGGATATTTGTTTTGCTAATTGTTTCAAATTCTAGATATGGACTGTCTGGAACAACTACCACAGCTGGTGGAATAACTGTTTCAGGAACGAATGAATAAACATTTCCTGCAACGCTAGATAAGGCATTTGCTAAAGGTGTGCGAATCTGTTCAAGAATTGTTTGATTAGGCATTTATTGAGCCATGCTTTCGGTATCCATGTAACTGCCTAATAAACCTACGCAGGTATTGAAAAGTGATCTGCCCATTTTGAATGGCGTATTGGCAAAATCGATACCCTCTATTTGTCCTCCGCTGGAAAGTCTTGCTTGGAAGACATTGACTGAAACTGTATAGACGGCTGATTGAACAGCTGCATTTCCAACATAAGTTGATCCGCCAGAAAGGGCAGCAGTTCCGGATGGGATGACATTAGCTTCGAGTATATCGGCATTAGTGATCGATTGCGAAAAGGTATATTGTCCAAGATTATCTGCCAGCACCGCTCTTGTTCCGTTGTAAGGTGATCCGCATCCTGTGATGACAACTGATTGTCCTTCGGTAAATTCATGTATTCCTAATGTCGTAAATGTAGCAACATTGTCTGACAATGATGCCGCTTGAATAGGTGCTTTGAATGTAACTAGCATTGGCAGAATAACTGTTTCTGCTGTGTCAATTATTTGATTTAGGTATGCATCGCTATACAAGGATGATGACACACCAAGCACAGATCGCAACTCGGAAGCTGTAATTATGGTTGGCATGTCATCTCCTTTACTCCCATATTCGACTGCCTGAGATCGGGAGCAACCTCAGGCATGATTTGTTTGACTATGCAGTCATGTTGTAACGGCGAACACCGCCAGCGGTAATAACTCCGCAAGCCATGTAACCATACAAACTTAGTTCAATCTCTCCTGTGCTTGGCTGATTAGCAACTAATTGCAATGTTGGTGTTTCATAAATTGCAACTGATGATGGAACAACAATGAAAGCGCTCTCATCAATAGTTGTTGATACTGCCTTGTTAGAAACATACAGATCAAGTCCCATGACATTTCCGCGCAGCGATTGTGATGATGCTGAACCTGCTGCGTTTTGTGGATTAGCAGCTGAGAAAATTGGTCGACCAGTTGTATCTTGTGCGCCAATTAACAGACCCCATTGTGATGTTCCAGCAATGTAGCGTGTTGCTAACTCACCAGTTGCAAGATAAGCAGCTGGGGCTTCAGTCTTTACATAAGCAATAAGACCATCAACGGTTGTTGCTTGTGATGTTGCTTGTGTTCCACCGGCAGTTAATTGAGCAATCGCGTATGCCTCTGATGCACCAGCATAAGATCGACGAAGGTTTTCAAGCATCGCGTCATAAAAGCTTGGTTGCGCTCTATCAGCTAATTCTACGCTGTAGCGTTGCAAACCGGCTAGTTTAACGACAGTTAAATCAACATAACTTGAAATAATTCCAGTTTCACTTGGATTACCTGCCTCTGATGTTTGAGCTACACTTGAATTTGTGGTGATCTTAGGAACGCTTACCTGCATGCCTGATGCTCCCAATGCGCGAGATCCAATCGCATCAATAGCAGCACGAGTTCCAATTGAATTATCAACTACAGTTGAAACATATTGGATTGGCTTGAATGCTGGGTTAGTTGTGAAACTGTCATCCGCAGCTGTCAAAACTCTTTTTGCTTCGTCTTTTGCAAAAGCTACATATTGAGCACTATCTAAATTACCCATTTGTGCTTTCACTAAATGCTCTAAATAACGAGCTTGTGAATTGATTGGTGAGCGTGGCTTTGTATAAGCAACTGGTTGTGTTGCTTGGATTGCCACAGGCTCAGATTTTGTTGCTTCTACCGCTTCGGTCGCGATAGGAGCAGTTTGTGTATCTGACACAATGTCCTCCTGTGTTTTTGTTTGCTCCTCAGCGGTTGCTTCGGAATTCTCTTGTGCTTCACTAGCTGCTATATCTGAAACGCGTGCGCTGTTAATGGCTGGCTCAGCAACTAGGCTGACCTCAACTAATTTAGATGCTTTAACACGCATAACGCCTTTGGCTGCATCCCAGTCATCTACGACAACGCCAACGCTAAATCCATCTCTTAAACCTTCGGCTGCTTCAAGCAAACTATCATCACCGGCAATAGTTCCTGCAATCTTAAATGTTGCCTCAATGCCTTTGTCATCAGCTGTAATATCAATTAGTTTGCCAATTGGTCGTGTGCGGTCATGCTCTAATAACAATTTAACTGGCTTGCTAAAATCAATGCTTCCTTTTTCAAATACTGTTGCACCAGCACTTGTTATGCCTTTTTCATCCCATGACACAATAGTTCCGGAGATTGTGCGCTTGCGACTATCTGCTGCGGTAAGTGTTATTGGGAAATTGATCTTTAATGATTTACTCATCGGATCAAGTCCTCCTCCTCTTGTATTTGCTCAACGCTCATTGCGCCAATGCGATTTAGGATTTCATAAACTTGCGCACGCTCTAATGCAGATCCACGCAAGAAATCGTCAATGTCAAATCTGACCTCAACTCCATTTGGCACAAAATCAGCCATTGATAATCTTTGTTCAATAGGAGTTAGCACATTTCTTAAACTAAAATCAATAAGTGCTTTACGCTCCATAACAGTCGTGCTGTAAGTCATGCTGGTTGTTTCAGCAGATAAGAAACTTGCTGGTATGCCCGTTGCGCGTGCCAATTCCAAACTAACATACATTCTGGCTTCATTTAATTGTAATTTAGAAGGATCAAATCCAAGTGCAGTTAATTCAACATCAGCATTTAGGAATGCAGTTGATCTAGTTGCTCGACTTGCTTTCCAACTTTCAAGCAATCTTGTAATACGCTCTGGAGTTAAGTTTGTTCCATTTGATTTAAGCACCATTGTTGGAACTGGTTCTTTTGCATACATCTCAGCTGCTTTTTCTAATTCTTGTGCAGCTCTTATTGTGCGACCGGCACGATTTAACACGCCTTCATCTAATCCGTTAAATACAACTAAACTGCCAACACCTGATAACGGCACTTCCGCACCATCTACTCTGTAAAATAAAATTTCAGTTTGATTTGCATTTAACTGGTATGTAACGCGATCTGGCGACACTCTTGTCCATGCTCTAACTCTTGCGCCATCACTTTCAGAGTAACTATCTAAAACCTGACCATAAGCAAATCCTGTAAATAATAAATCTTCAGCAATCCAAGCGTAGGTAGCTGATCCTGCAATTCTTGGATCTGGTTGCATTAAAACTCTAGTTGGTCGTAAATGCTCTTTTGTAAAATGATTGTAAGTTTCAATTGGCAATGATCCAATTGTTGAGCAAATTATGTTTCTTGCTCTTGCAACTGCTGGAACAGACATTGCTTGTTCACGCGTTGCAGTTTGTGATCCGTAAAAGATGCCGCCAATTGCAGCTTGTAAATTGTAAGGCGCGTAAGAAGCAGCCACATCTGTTGTTGGCGTTATTGTCTTATTTGTAACAAATCTATCAAATAATCCCATTAGCACATAATATACCATAAGTGCTAATTATCCGATTTGTATATCAACTTCCGTTTCAGGTTGTGTCGCGAAATAACTGACTAATGCTGTGGCAACGCTGGCACAAACAGCCACTCGGCTAGCACGCCTTCCAATAATCCAACTTCCATCACCATAAGGCAGTTTTGCAGCTGATAAAGTCTGTTGTGTTAATTCCTCCTGCCCAGAGTGCTGCAACCTATGGGAGTTTATTGCGCCAAGCCACCTATCACAGCTCTCAGCATAAATAGCACCATCCATGTCGGTTGTCTGTATGCCGGCTGGAACTAGCCTTGATGCAACTGCCTGACTTGTTCGTTTGCTGTATGCAACAGTTTGAGTATTGTATTTTCTAACATAAGGTGCAATGTCATTGGCAACTGCTAGATCATTTAAGCTGTAATCATTTGACCAAGTGTGAAGCAATTGCACATAAAATCTTTCACCGGCTAATTTTTGAGCAGCCACTAATGCGCCAAACTTTCTATCAGGCGACAAATCCAAACCAAGCCAAGTAGGTTGCTCCGGATCTAATTGTATTGGCTCTATCTGACAAGCTGCCCATTTTTGTGGGTCAATTGCGCTGTTTATTGTATCAACCCATTGCGTAAGCAACTCAGTCCTAACAATATCTGCTGGGTCATTTATTGCAGCCAAGATATTATCTGGGTGAATTGTGATTCCTAAAGATGGGTTGGCTTGAGCAAATGCTGACCAGTTAATATCACCTGACGGAAGGTGTATCGGTGCATCAGGTTCGGCACTCCACTCAAACCAACCTATTGGGTCATTGGTTGTGGCAGATGCCAATGCCCGCTCACGCAATTTGTTTAATATAACAGAATGCTGATCACCAGCTGAGGAATACACCCAAACCTGTGGGTTTTTTGCAGACATCATTGAGTAACGCATTGATGACCAAGCATCCTCATCTTTGTATTCTCGTAACTCATCCATATGGATCGTTTCAGGTTTGCTCAAACCTCTAGCTGCATTGTTAGCTGCCTTGACAACAAATCGCCTGTTGCCAAATAACTCAATTTCCTCAGCACCATGTTGCCAACGGATTTTCTTAACCTCTTTTTCAAGCGTGGGATGTGTTTCAATCAATGCAACAATCTGCCTAAATGTTTCAAGTGATGTAGTTAGCCGATGCGCTGATGCAAGCTGTAGTCCTTCACCCCACACAAACATGCCGGTTAATATCCTGAGCATCATTAGTGTGCTCTTGCCATTCTGTCTGCTAAGGCACAACCCAACCTCACTAGTTGCCCATCTGCCATCTGGTTTAACTTTGTGAGCATGAATAGCAACAAACTTTTGCCATTCCATTAGCTCTATGCCAATTTGAGATGCAAAATCGATCATTTCTTGACCTTTAGACGGCAAAACATTGAGTTTTGAGCAAATACGCGGTGTTTGAACACCTCCTAATGTCGATTGAGCCTGATCGCTTAGGATTTCGCCTGTTTCAAGATTGATCAAGATGATTGAGGTTGATCGTGGCTGATCGAGGTGTTTTGTGGGTTAGAAAAGGAACGGGGGGTCGGTGCGGGAGGTGGGGCGACACCGGTGGT